TTAACAATACATCACTTCCAAGATAAAGAAAAGTCTAGAGAACAATACCTAGATATGCTTGAGATGGCAGTAGATGAAGATCCAAAGTGTTCTCGTAGTCTTTACTACTTAGGTAGAGAGTATTACTACAAACAAAGATACTATGATTCATTACAAACTTTTAAAAGATACTTAGAGGAATCTACCTTTAAAGCAGAGAGATCATACGCTCTGCGAATGATGGCTAAGTGTGATCCTGATAATGCTGAGAAACATTTAGAGAAGTCAATAGAGGAATGTACTAGTAGAGAATCAGTATTAGCACTGGCTAATCATTACTACCAACAGATGCAGTGGCCTGAGTGTTTTAGAACTGCAACAAGAGCGCTAGGTATAACTGAGAAACAAACAGATTTTATGGCTGAAGGTTGGGCTTGGGGACATATGGCTGATGATTTAGTAGCAATAGCAGCCTGGCAATTAGGTGAGTGGAAGACTGCAATAGAGCACGGTGAGAAAGCATTAGCTTTCAGCCCAGATGATGAGAGATTACAGAACAATTTAAAACACTACAGAGAGAAGATGAATGAGCACTCTTAACGATATGGTAGATGAGATCAAGTCTAACCTGCAAGGCTACACCTTGCGACAAGATCGTATTAGTTATGTAGCTAATTCAGGTGGTTTAAGTACTACCAGTTCTGCTATTACTATCGGCTCTGCGGCAAACCTTGCTAAAGGTATTATTGAAATTGATGATGAACTTATCTTTATTGATTCTTTTGATAAGGCAACTAGCGTACTTAACGTAATACCAGGATTTGGTAGAGGTTATCAAGGAACTTCTCCTGCACCACACTCACAGTATGCTCAGGTTACTTTGGCTCCTACCTTCCCAAGAACTACAATTAAGAAGGCTATCAACGATACTATTAATTCTTTGTATCCTAACCTCTGGGCTGTCTCTTCATACACCTTTACCTTTAACGCATCGGTTACAACCTATGCCCTACCAGATGATGTTGAAGATGTCCTGTATATATCTTGGCAGACTACTGGATCAAGCCAAGAGTGGTTACCACTAAAGAGATGGCGCTTAGATAACTTTGCTAATAGTGCAACCTTTAATACTAATGCTACTTTAAATATTTATGACAATGTACAACCTGGTAGAACAGTTCAAGTTTACTACACAACCACAGCTAACACATTAGATGCTAATACTGATGACTTTGCTGATGTTACTGGCTTGCCACAATCGGCTCAGGATGTAGTAACTCTTGGTGCTTCCTATAAATTACTATCATTTCTGGATGCGGGTCGTATTAATCTTACATCTGCTGAGGCTGATAATGCTGATAGCAAGACTCCATCCACTGCTGGTGTTTCAGCTTCTCGTTATATCTTCGCTCTGTACCAACAGAGACTAAACGAAGAGGCGTTGAAGTTGAAAGACAAGTACCCAATTCGCATACACTACACAAGGTAAGGAAGGTTAATGGCACTTCGTTTATTTAGCTCTATCAGTGTTGAGACAACACTAGCATCTAGCATCAACAACTCTGTTACATCAATGACGGTAGCAACAGGAACTGCAACCACCTTACTTGGTGGAGTTACTATAGTAGCGAATAGTCAATTCACTGTAGCAATAGATCCAGACACTACTAATGAAGAGATTGTCTTTATTACAGCAGGTCCATCGGGAGATACCTTTACGATAACTAGAGGTCAAGCAGGTTCATCTGCTATATCACACTCAACTGGTGCAACTGTAAAACACGTTCTAACATCATCAGATCTAAACGCATTTGAAGCAGGACTAAGTGACGATGCCGGTGGCACTGTTTCTAGTCTACTTCTAATGGGTGGTTAACCAACAACTAAGGAGAAAAAATGGCAACAACTTATAAGGTGTTGGGACAATCTAACCCAGCAGCAACAACACTAACAACGCTATACACAGTACCAGCTTCAACACAAACTGTAATATCAACTATTACAGTAGCTAACCAAGCAGCAACTGCTGCAACATATCGTATAGCAGTAAGAGTGGCTGCGGCATCAATTGCTGCTGCCCAGTATCTTGCTTATGATGTGTCGCTACCAGCAAATGCTACAGACACTTTAACGCTAGGTGTAACTGTTGGTGCGACAGATGTTATATCTGTATACGCTTCATCTGCAACAATGTCCTTTAACGCTTTCGGAAGTGAGATAGTCTAATATGACAGTCGGAAGAATACCTAATGTAGAAGGTGGTATCCAGCCCACCTTATTAACAACTACTGGCGATATTATATACGCTTCATCTGCTAGTAATCCAGCCAGACTTGGCATTGGAAGTAGCGCACAGGTGCTCACAGTAGCAGCAGGAATTCCAAGTTGGGCTACACCAGCTTCAACAGCCCCTGCAAGTGCAACCGCAACAGTTGCAACACCTCAAACAACAACTTCAACATCTTTTACAGATTTAACAACTTCTGGTCCTGCCGTTACAGTTACAACGGGAACAAAAGTTTTAGTTATAGTTAGTGCTTATTGCTACCAAGCAGGAAGTCCTGGTATGTTGGCAAGAATGGACTTTGCAATTACTGGAGCAACAACAAGGGCTGCCGCTAACACAACCGCTTTAATTACAAGAGGCGATACTAATGGTGATGCTTGGGGCAGAGCAAGCGCAGCAAATATAGTAACTGTAACTGCTGGCTCTAATACATTTACAGCAAAATATATGGTTAGTACTGGCACAGGTGGCTGGCAAGATCGTTCAATTATAGTTATAGATTTGGGGTCATAATATGGCAATTACATCAAAAGAAATTAACTTAAGTCAATTAGATGCAGAATTAGGCAATCAAGGATTATGCGGTGATTTTAATGACCCTAATAATAAAATCATCAAACCAGCCGATGGTTCTATAATATCAGAGTACGAATTAGAGGCTGCCATCAACGCACACGTTGCTGGTCCTACTCAGGCTCAGGTTACACAACTTAATAGGGAACAAGGATTGGCTAAGTTAAAAGAACTTGGCTTTACAGATGATCAAATATCTGCACTACTAGGAGGTAACTAACCAATGGCAACAGGAAGAATACCCACAACGGCGAACTCGCCGTTAACAGCTAAAGGTGATTTATTTACCTTCTCCACAGGCTCAGCCAAGCTCGCGGTAGGATCTGATGGCGACACACTTGTCGCGGATAGTTCCGCAACTACTGGGCTTCGCTGGCAGGGTAATTATGCGGCTGGTAAGAATAAGATTATCAATGGTGATTTTTTTGTAAATCAAAGAAATTTTACTTCCGTAACAAATAGTGGCGTCTATAATTACGACAGATTTACACAACTCAACGGCGGTGTTACAGGCACTTTAACTACAACACCACAGACATTTACTTTGGGCGCTGCACCAGTATCGGGCTACGAGGCAAGAAACTTTGTTCAATGTGTTACTGCTGCTGGAATATCAGTAGACACTTATGCAATATTTACACAGAAGATTGAGTCAGTACGCACTCTTGCAGGACAAACTGCAACTATTTCTTTTTGGGCAAAGGCGGCATCTGGTACACCTAAAGTTGGTGTTGAACTAGAACAGATTTTTGGCACTGGTGGCTCACCATCTGCCACAGTTAACACAGCAGCGGGTGCAGTAACTATCTCGACCTCTTGGGCGCGTTATTCTGTAACTGTTGCAGTACCTTCAATTTCAGGCAAAACTATTGGTACTAACAACGATGATATTCTCAATGTTTATTTATGGATGAGTGCAGGTTCAACTTTTGCTACTCGCGCATCATCCATTGGATTACAAAACGCAACCTTCCAATTTTGGGGCATACAGGTTGAACAAGGCTCAGTAGCCACAGCCTTTCAAACTGCAACTGGCACAATCCAAGGCGAGTTAGCCGCTTGCCAAAGGTATTACTATCGTAGTTCTTCAACTGCTGGTAATCCTTATGCTTTGTTTACTCAATCATTTGGAGCAAACTCGGCTACGCAAGTTTTTTGCAATACAAGATTGCCAGTAACAATGCGAGTTGCACCAACTGCGGTTGAATATGCGAACCTTCAAGTTGCAGACGGCACAAATCTAATTGCGGTAACTACTGTTGCAATAGATAATAATACAACTACACAGGATATTGCAGCCTCTGCTTTCAATGTTGCATCAGGTTTAACTCAGTATCGCCCTTATGCCGCACGCGGCAATAACAGTTCATCAGCCTATCTAGCATATACAGCGGAGTTGTAAAAATGGATAAAGTAACTTATATTGAAATTGAATCATTTGGCAAAATAATAGAACACGCCATTATTGACAGAGGTAATGGTGAGTTTACCTCTATGCTTAAATCTACTTATGATGAAATGATAGCGGCACAATCCACCCCAAGTCTGTAGCTTATGGTAGTATCGCTCTATGGAGCAGATACCACTAGAAGATATAAAGGCTAAGCTGAGGGATCGTTACGAGACCCAAGGCTATTCAATGAGTATGTTCCGTAATGACTGGAGCCTGCTTATTAGGATGGGTGTGCATCCACAGGATGCTAACCTGGATGATATTCAACGGACTATTATGTCTGTTAAATCAGCTAGTACTAAGGGTACCTACGCTGCTCGCTTTAAGAGTATGTTCAAAGCCTTAAACAAGATGAACTTAATTGATAATAGAGTAATGGATGATATGCCCGCTATCCGAAAGGGTAGGGGTTTACCTCATCCATTAACTGTTAATGAAGCCAAGATGCTTATCACTGAAGCAAGACAACCTATGAAAGATTGGTTTATCATAGGCTGTTACGCTGGCCTACGGGCTATGGAGGTGGCTAACCTGCGAGGTGTAGACCTTGAGCAGGCAGAGGATGGATACATCCTTAGAGTGGCAGGTAAAGGCGGTACAGACCTATCTGTGCCTGTGGCTAAGATAGTTGCTGACACAATTTTAAAGTATGAAACAAACCAAAGGCTATGGGAAGTAACTCCTAATCGCCTATCAAAGAGAACCTCAATAGAGATGAAAAGGCTTGGGATAACCAAAAAAACTTTTCACGCTTGTAGGCATTTCTTTGCGACTAATATGTTAGAGAAATCTGGTGGAGATTTACTAGCAGTAAGAGATTTAATGCGCCACTCAAGCGTGGCTACCACTCAGGTTTATACACAACTAGCAACTGGAAGAACTAGAACGCTGGTAAATCTTTTAAACTAAAGGAGAACAATGCCATACGGCGATGATATAACCGAAGGTATCCCCTACGTTCTTTCCAACCCTGCTGGTGCTACAAACTATTCAGCTACTGGTGTTAATTATGATATGGCTATTGCCGGTCTACCATTCTTCATTGCAGCATCTGATGATTCACCTTACCGCAGAGTAACTGCGAAGTATCGTAAAGAGCAGTATGACCAGACTAGAGAAGCTGGTGAGCAATCACTTACTGGTTGGTGGTTTCGGTCTCAATCAACATTCCATCTTGGCGCAGGTATTAAATACTTTGAACCAGCACAGGATGAGTCACTTCGTTTCCAGTTTACAGAGTCTAAAGGTGTAGAGGTATTTACTAAAGGACAAGTTACCCTATTAAATAGCACCGCTAGTTTTAACTCAGGAGCCGCAGCACCGCAACTTATAGGTGTTAATGATGGCACTAGTGATTGTATTGTAATTACAGATGGTACAGCAATAAAGAAGATTACATCTGCTGGTGCATCTACTACCTTTACTCAAGCAGGAACACCTGCGACTATCTTTAGTATTACAACTAATGGTAAGCAGTACTTCTTTATCAATAGTACTCACGTTCACAGAGGTAACCTTGCTGGTTCTACTAGCGATACTGAAATCTATAACGCTTCTAGCACTACTCGCGGTACTATTCGCTTTGTTAAGCAACGCCTTATTGCTGCTATTAACAATGCACTCTATGAGTTAGATCCTAACAACGCCTCAGGTGCGCTACCTGCTGCCTTCTTTACTCATCCTAATACTTCTTGGGTATGGTCATCTATATCAGAAGGACCTGGTGCTATATACGTATCAGGATATGACCCTAATGGAACATCCTCATCTGTCTTTAAAATTCTATTAGATGTAACAACTTCTACCTCATTAGGTTTTCCAACTCTTGAAACACCTACAGTTATTATTGATCTACCAGAGGGTGAGCGCATCAATGACTTTGATGTATACCTTGGTGCATATGCAGTCCTTGCAACTAATAAGGGATTTAGAGTAGGCGTATCAGATACTAACGGTAACATTCAGTATGGTCCTTTATTATTTGATCAAGCTGCCTGTAACTCAATAGCATTTAGAGATCGCTTTGCTTATATTGCAACCACTATTGATGGTGAAGCAGGACTAGTAAAGGTAGATCTATCTACAACTGTAATAGCTAACAGCCTAGTATTTCCTTGGGCTTGGGATTTAGTAGCAAGTGGTGTCGCTGCTGCATCTAGTCAGGTAGCCTTCTTTGGTAATACAGATAGAGCAGCCTTTAGTTCTGGTAATGTTATCTACGCTGAGTCAACTACTGATAAGGTAACAAGTGGTTACTTACAAACAGGTTTCATACGATATAACACATTAGAGAATAAATTATATAAACTACTTAATCCTAGAATAGATACCACAAATGGTGCTATATCTATTAAGTCTGTTGATTATTCAGATACTGAATACAACCTAGGTGGTTTTGCTCAAGGTGCTGCAACTAGTGAGTTGGGTATTCCCTATCCTAACTCAGCGCAAGAGTATCTTGCTTTTAAATTTACTATCTCTAGATCATCTACTGATGCAACTAAGGGTCCACTATTTACTGGATACCAACTAAAGTCTTTACCTGCTGTACCTCGCCAAAGAATAATTCAATACCCTTTGTTCTGCTATGACCACGAGAGCGATAACTTAGGTGTTGAGGTGGGCTATGAAGGTTCAGCATATGATCGCTTGAGTCAACTAGAAGCGGTAGAGAATGTAGGAGATACCATTAGAGTAGAAGACTTTAGAACCGGTGAGTCATATATTGGTTTGATTGAAGAACTTGACTTTATAAATAGAACTCCTAGTGATAGAAGATTCTCCGGATACGGTGGAATGTTAATCGCTACTATTAGATTGATATGATAATATGACACCGAATGAATGGGCAGGGTTGGCAGTAGCGGCAACTACATTAGTAGGAACGTTAGCATTGACAGTCAGACACCTTGTAAAGCATTACCTATCCGAACTTCGCCCCAATGGAGGCTCAAGTGTCAAGGACCAGGTTAATCGGCTGGAGGAAAAAGTGGAATTTTTAACTGACTTAGTATTGCAGGTATTAAAGAAATAAATGCCAGAGTTAAACGCTAACATCCCACCAATAGAGTGCTATGTACGGGGTAACTTTTTACGTAATCAGAT